TTTTTTTGTCAGTGAGTTGGATTTTAGACCCAACTTTATACAATTTATCCACCGTAATTTCTTTTTTAACGGTAAATTCTTTTACTTTTATTTCTTTTTCAGCCATAGCTTAAAATTTAATATTTTCTTTTATACATCCGTCAATTAACTCTATTTCCAAATCCAAGACAAGAGCGTTCCAAACAGTAATTAATCCCTTTCCGTTATCGTTTACGCTGTAATTCGGCTTTAATTCCTTGTCAATAGTGCTTCCAACTATCTTAGAGATTCCGCTACTATTTAGCAGTGTTATGAAGTCATTGTAAACGGGTATAAGAACGCTTTTATAATCAGTTTGGTACTGGGTTGAATTAAACGCATCAACATCGTTTGAACGGGTAGCAATAACAAATCTCGATTGTCTTGTAACTCGATTTCTTAATAAATCGTCTGTATCTTTTGAAGTCACTAACCAAATAAGCGGGTATTTTGATTTGCTTTCTTTAAGCACAAGGAATTTATTAAGCACATCAATTGTGCCCCAATCATACCGCACATCGTGTGTAGTATTCCATTTAGGCATTAATGCAACTAATTCCCTTAATTTCTCTTCAAAAACTATCATATTCCGAAGCTGTTTTTGGTTTCATAAACTCTAAAATACTCAGGTTTCCAATTTGTGAAATCTGCTTGTTTATCCATTAAATAACCGTACAAACTCTTTTCAATTCCATTGCATCCGTACCAATCTATAAAATTACCAGTAATAATAGGCTCGATTAAATACTCGCCCTGGTATTGTTTGATAAAATTATGGTGCGCTCCTGCAATTAAGTATTTAGGTGTTTGAGTGGTTGCGTTTTCTGGATTTACTTTTTTTGCTCCAGTTGCAGAAAGTCTAATATCTGTTTGAGTAACAAATTCCTGATAAATATAGTTGGCTATCAATGAATCGTCATTGTCCAGTCCTAACCATATTTTACCATCATATTCATCACCTTGAATCAGTTTTTTAAACTTTACATCCGCTGTTTCAATGTCAGTAATCGCTTTAATTTCGTTGTAAAGACTTAAACCCAATGCATTTAGTAATATTTCACGTTCCAATTTAACACAAAGATTATCCAATTCCGTTGCGTTGTTTGGTGTTGCTGACGGATCGGCAACCGCTAACGGGATGTGAATGTAATTTTGATTATCGAAAAATGTACTATTTACTATTTGCATTTTTTATGGTTTTTTCTTTAGGCTCTTCAAAGAGTTTTATTTCAAATCCTTTTTTCAAAACGTCTTTGTCTGTTACTTCAATTAAGGCGGATTTTTTATAACCCGCCCAATCTTTTAACAAAACTACCTTCATAATTATGGTTTAGTCAATGCTGTTACGGCATCAGAGAAATCACCATAAACAAAAGCTCCGTAATGATTAGATTTTACTCTATGAACCAGTCTAGCCTCAGCCAAAATAGTTACCAAGTTTTTAGTAAAGTCATCATTTTCATAACCAACATTAATGGTCAATCCTTCTTTGAAACGAACGCCTGATTTTTGGAAGTCTCCAACCAAGAACTTGTCGATAGTTACGCCTGTGTTTGCAACGATACGGATACCGCTTACAATTGTTCCATCTACCGAAGTAAAAGGAGGCATAATATATTGTCCTGTACTGTCTTTTGTCAATTCCATAGATGTTACATCTGTTGGATGCATAACAATATAGTTTGGCTCAAACAAGTTAACACGAACTTGGTTAATTGCTGTTCTCAAAACATCCCATTTACTTGGCGTTGGAATTGATAAAGCAAATGCACCAGCTGCCCAAGCGGTTGCGTTAGTAGTAATTCCTGTTAAATTAACAGTTAAGCCTGTGCCATTCAATAATTGATCATCTATTTTCAAGTTGATCAACTCGGTCAATTCTTGGTCAATTTCTGAACGCATCAATTCAACATCGTCTAACATTTCTTTTGTAACTTTAATGTAAGCGGTTACTTTTTTAACGTTGGCCGAAGCTACAACTAAATCAAAGTCGGCCAATGATTTCAATGCGCCCTCTGCCGTCATATCGGCTCCGCCATCAGCATTCTTTTGTTCTACCCATTCCCAAACGTTAGACATAATTGTACCAACGTTTACCAATTGCAAAATGAACGGGTTACGTCTTACAATTCTGGTAATGCCTTGCTCTCTTTCTGCTTGTGGTATTTGTCCAGTTGTGTTTGTAGACAAGGCCATAGTTCCGGCAGCTTTCAAAGTGAATTGTACGCTTCTTCCAGATTTCTCCTTCATTGCTTTCAATTCCTCGGCTTTTCCCTCCAAGATTGAGCCTAAAGTTTCTTGAACTTGTGTAGAAACTCCTTTAGTTTCCAATCCCAAAACACGTAAAGCTACTTCTTCGATGTTTGCTTTAATTGTAGCAACATCTTCTCCTTTTATTTCTAATTCTTTTACTTTCGAAAGTACCTCGATAAGTTCTGATTTAGAAACGGTTTCGTTTTTCATTGCGTCAATTTTCAGACCCAATTCTTTGATGATTCCTTCCATTTGTTTAAAATTTGTTTAATAGTTCTTTTAGTAATTCTTTTTGTTTTTGAGTGGATTGTTCCGGCTCGATTTCTTCGGTAGTGTCTTCGACGGCTTCCGATTTATTGTTAGTAATTTGACCAGTTGTCGAGTTGCTTCCAAAAACAACTAAACTAGATTCTCTTACGTTTTTAGCTTCTTTAATAGCAAAGAAATAAGATATGTATTCGAAATCCTCTTTGTTTGCAATCATTGGGTAATATAAATCATAATTTGCTTTCGCTGTTGCATCATCAGGGTCATTTGAATCCATACATAAAACAAATGTAACGTATTGCATCCTAACGCTTCCTTCAATATCGTCACCGCTTTCTAACCATTCCTTAACGGCTTGGTGTTTTACTTGTGATTTAGGCACTTTATAAATCAATGCCTGCGTATCTCCCTCGTATGGTTTTCCAAGTAACGAAAAAGGAACTTTAGCGACAAACATTTCGATATGTTCTTTTCTGACAACAACTTTATCCACTTCTAATTCGTGGTCAATAACAAGATAATTCTTACCTTGTTGTTCTTTAATCGATTTATTCCAAATATTGTCAAGATGTAAATCATCGTGGCTATCCAGTATTTTAGTTGAATTAACTGCAATATAATAGAAATTATCATCAATCTTTATCCCTTTTAGTTGGTCTTCAAATTTCAATAAATCCAAAGATTTACAAGTTACAGAAGCCCCTTTGTCGCAAGATTTTTGTATCTGTGATTTTTTAGCATCCGTAATAAAATCAAGATTGTTTTTCAATTCCTTGAAAAGTTCCTCTTTGGTTCCGAATGTTTTATCTGGAAAATAAATTGATTTTATCATTTCTTAATTTCTTTATCTTTATTCAATTCTCTTTTTAACAATTCTGCTTTGGCTTTCTCAATTTGCGCCTTGGTTAATTCAGGCTTTTTTACTTCTTTCATAATTATTTATCTTTTATTACTATTAAATAATTGGAAGGAATTCTTGCTATTTCTTTTTTGTCATCATAAATTAGCGTTTGACTTTCAAAAGGAAAAAGAGATAAACTATTTCCATCAACACTAAAAACTAATTTATCTTCAAAATATATACTTACTTCTTTCATAATCCAAGTATTAATTTAAAATCATCGCTTAATCTCTTTTGTTCTGCTGTGGTTTCATAAATCAAAGTACTTTGATAAGCTGCCAAAGTTTCTATTTTAGTTTTCATTACTAATTGCATAACCGGTAAATGATTATAAGTTGCTTGCAAAGACTCTCCTTTATCAATTAAACCAAGTGAACTTGCAAAACTATTCATTGTGTTATTTGCATCTGTTTGGATTGAATTTTGAACATAATCCAACATTGCTTTTTCCTTGTTTTCGTAAGTACTTGATCCGTTACTGAAATAATTCAAAACATCTTTAGACATATCAAAAGCATTTAAACAAGTCAAAGCATCAGCACTGAATTGCTCATCTAAAAACAATCGTTTCATGTCACTAACTAAATGCTGAGCTTTGATGTTTGCGTTTGTTATTAATAATGATTTTTGTGCTATCTTGGAAAATATATCTTTACGGTCTGCACTCTGAATTTGAGCCTCGTTACCGTCACCTTGACTAGCCATAAGATATTTTTGGCTCATTTTTAAGTTGACGTTCTTGGACAACAAATTTTGTTCGATGTTCTCGACTGTTTTCGATATTCCTTTCAAACGTGAAGGGGACGACATTAGAGAATTACAAGTTAATCCGTTAGCAAGGTCATAAGTAGGAATAATATCTTTTAGTTTTATTTCAAAAGTTTGACCGTCTAAAGTGTAGATTATTTTCTTTTCTCCGTATTCTTCTAATTCTTTTTTAGTATATATAAAAGATTTTACTTTCTCAGTATTATTTAAATCAATTTCAGAAGGAATAAGATTAAATATTGCCTTGGTTGAATTTAAAGCATCAACTTTGTAAGTTAGATTGGTTCCAGTAGCGGATAAAAACCACATTTGCTGAAAAAAGAAGTCTTCCTGAGATTGGAAGTAATTAGGCTGTTTGAAAAGTTTAATGATTTCACTATTCTCAATAGGTTTTCCAGTATTATTCAAATGAGTAATTTTCATTTGAGAATAGATTTTTGAACGCAAAGCAATAATAGCAATAAGCACCGGATTTGTTAACGACAATTCCAAGTACTTTGTAGAATTTGCAAATCCTGATTGGTCTAAAAAAGAATAGATAAAAGCGCCATTACGGTCACGTTCAACCGATACACTTTTACCCCATAATCCAAATAATCCCATATAATCGATGTTTCACAACATTAATAATTAAAGCAAATATAGTAATTTTTATTTAACTTAAACGAAAAACTTTAACAAACCAAGAAATA